CGATTTGAACGTTCCGACCACGATAGTGTCTTGTGCTTACAAAGTGTTTTTCAACTTGTTACCACGTTTCCTACTTATTGCTTGAGGTTGCCTAGAGCATTTACCAGCACTCAGATTCGTAGAAGAGTTTTTGATTATTACTAACAAATAATCTATTTTTGTTTTGATTTATGAATAAATCTTAACCACCCCACAGAGTCAATTATACTTGGATCTATTGTCGTTCTCATCCAACGATTTCCGTTTCTGACTATAATCTACTACCTGCTGTGATCAGTTATATCACCTCCGCGTTGCGCCACTCACGACTTGTTCCTCTGTTGTTAACGCTTCGCCGCCCTTTGCGAAACTAAGAAGAGATAGTCCCAAGCTACCCTACTTTGAAGAATATCTGTTATTTACGCCTATACTTGATAACTATCAGCGTATCTTGCATTTATTGCCATAAGTTGTTTATCGCTAAAAGTCCTTTAGGTACTCAACCATGGCACACACAGTCTTTTGCCCCCATTGTCCCCTCACCCTTGATGAACTTAAGGTTCAATTGAGAAGCATTCAACATGCTCTCGAATTCAATTCGAACTTATCCCACCAAGCCGATCCAAAGCAAGTCGTCTATCTTAAATTGATGCTTCGCTGGCTTCAAAATTCTAACGCCTTCTTCTATGTCGAATGCTTGCATTCCGACCTCTCTCATCAGTGTTGTTTCCGTCTTGGAGAATCTGCTTTTTATTTTTCTCGACCTATTTCTTACACTGATGTCACTTACTCTAGTACTTTGATCCAATTTACTAAAGCTGTTATCCACCCTGATCAAATTCTTGATAATGAAATCGAAGTATTTCATAATCGCCACGATCACACTTCCGAACGTCAGAACGTTTTCGAAAACTTTTCTTATGAAGTTCTCCGCAAACGCTCTCGCGTGGATATGATGCTTGAAAAATTGGACATTGCTACTCGTCTTCCCTCTTTCTGGACATCTCAATCTGCTGATGACATTTCTGAAAATGCTACTCGCTACTCGCGAGCTTTTCCTAATGCTCTCTTCCTTGATTTTGATACAGATAGGGAAAACTTTGAATTGATTTGTTCCGCCGCCATTGATCGTATTCGATCTCGCGTTGGTCACTCAGCCAATCAAGTTGAACGAGCTCGCCTTCTCAAACTTGTTTCCATTTTATGCCGTCTTCAGCGTTCTCAGATGCGTTTAGCTTCTGTTCGCATGCATCACGGTTATATTGTTTACACTTATGATATTGCTGGCCATTCTATTGAATTTGTTGAATTGCCCCACGGCGAACATCTTGCTTCAATTCCCGTTACAACTTCTGCTATTCTCATTGATAACTTTGATGATGAGGGTTACTCCTCTGAATTTCTTTTTGATGTCAATGTTAATCACAAGTTTAACGGATCCGACGCGTCCTCTATTGTTGAGCACGTTATGTCTTCTGTTAAGAATACTGTTAAGGATACCTCTGTATATAATATGCTTGTTGGTGTTATGTCTAACCTATTTATAATTTGGCGACATCTCACAGATCCTATAACCGTAGGTTTAAGTCTTGTAAATATTCTTACATACTTCAAAGTATCTTATAATTTAGCTTTAAGAGCTGCTGATTTTATCAAGGATCATGTATTCCAGATATTATCTTATTTCAGCACTTTCAGATCACAAGCTTCTGATGGGTATACTGCACTCAAATCTTTGATGCTTCCTATCGTTGCTACTATTGTGACTTTCTTGTCTGTTACTGTTTCACAGAAACTTCCCGACCAGAAAACAATTAAAGATGCGCTTGATCGTATGGCCTCTTTTGGACGTGCTATCACAGGTTTTGAGAAAACTTATTCATTCTTAGGTGAGTGGATAGGTAAAGCTTTTGATACTTGCTACTCTCACATGTGTGGCATGCCCAAGGAGGCTCTCGACATGGATCCCTACATTGCAGACATTTCATCGTATTTCGCAGAAATTCAGGAAATTGTACGACGCACCAACTACGACCATATTACTATTGATATGGAATTGGGTGACCGTATTGAAATTCTATACAAGCGTGGATTGAAGTATTCTGAACAGTTGGCTTTACTCAAGTTAACTGCTGCTCAGATGCAACCATTCTATGTACATTTCCGTGAACTGTCTAAACTTTACAGTAAATTAACTACTGAAGGTGCTCGATACTTCTCACCACGAACAGAACCCGCTGTTTTCCATTTGCACGGAGAATCTGGCGTTGGTAAGTCTGGTCTCGTGTTTTTACTTGCTCAAGATCTTTTAGCTACTGAAGGTTTACAACATGATGTAGTTAAAAATATCTATATGAGACAAGTTGAACAAGAGTATTGGGATGGTTACCAAGGACAGAAAATCTGTGTCTATGATGACTTCGGTCAACGTACAGATTCTTCTTCTAAACCGAATGAAGAGTTTATGGAAATTATCCGTACTGGCAACATTATCCCAATGATGTGTCACATGGCTTCCATTGCTGAGAAAGCACGCACCCCATTTGTATCAAAGGGTCTTATCTTAACATCTAATGCTGCGAACTTTGACATCAAATCGATGACTCACCCTACTGCTTACCAGCGTAGGCGTCACATTGTTGCTGAAGTTGTCGTAAATCCAGAGTATGCTAAGACTGTCGTAATTGAAGGGAAACCTACGTTACGCCTTGATACAGCTAAAGTGGTTGCTGCCAAGCTTCCGCCACTTAGTGAAAAAGTATATCTTTTCCATGTTGTGGACCCGGATACTGGCAAAGGCCCAACTATGCTAGACTCCAAAGGAGCTCTTATCAAGAAAACTATCGATTACGATGAATTTAAAGCCTTATGTGTAGCTGCCTACAAAACGCAGTATGAGGCTTCGAAGCAACGTCTTGCTTGTTTAGCCACTCGTGCAGACACATTCAAATCGCAGAGCGATGATGATCCCTTAACTCTTGCTGAGTACGCTGGAATCAAATATTATTTGCGACACAATGATTGTGGTCTTGCGGATGTTACTACAGAAATAAATCTGCCGGCTCAGTTCGACAAATTTGATGACGTAGATTTCACTGGTAAAACATGTGCAGATATTGCAGCTTATGTTCACGATAATTATCCTGACGAGCAAATTTTTGCACCCTCTATGACTACCCGTGTGCGGACCCTAGGGTTTGACCATTTTGTCCTGGGTAAGGAATTTGTTCTAAAAACGACAGCTAAAGCAACAACTATGTTGTCTAGCTTATCTTCCAGATTCTCCACAATGTTGCGATCTGCACTTTCAGCCGATACCGAAGCTAACAAAATTGCTAAGTATATTGGTGGCATCGTGTGCGGTTTATCCGCCCTCACGTCTGCATTCCTTTTGTATCAGAGGTTCAATTCTTCAAAAGAAGAACCAATGAAAACTGAGGCAACGCAATCTGAGTGCGATTTGAGTAAACATATCGATGCTGAATACGAAGAAATAACCCTCGACTTGGCAACAAGTATTGTGGGTTCAGCATGTCGTTCCGGCTGTTCATTTTGCGACGGTTTTAAGAAACACATTGGAGATGCAGGTAAGTTTAATCCTTTGGACTCAGTCTCTATCTTGACTGCAGGCCATAAGATGTACGAATCTGCTATCAACTTCACTTTTTCTGATGCCTTTGAATCTATTTCTGAAGCCCGCAAATACGACTCTACTCGTACTGCTGCCAAGAAAGTTCACAGAACTGAAGGTAAGAAATTTGATACAGAAGGAAGGAAGTATGATGCCAATCGCACGGCGAATCGCAAGATCTGCCGTACAGAGATACGTAAAACTAAGGGTATGGAATCCGAAGCAGTTTATGATACTAATCAACATGAATTTATTCAGAAGAAATTGCTTCGTAACACATACCGAGTTTACGTTCCTGGAAAAGATGGTGATGCTGAGTGGAAACCAATTGTAAATTTGTTCTTTATCCGTTCACGCATAGCCGTGATTCCAACGCATGCGATGGCACGGATAAACCTCCACCCACGCATTCTCTTGCGCAACACTTTCCAAAAACAAGGAATGGTTGTCAACACTAAAGAGATTGACTTTTCCCCGATTATGGCTTCAGCACGTGCTGCGCAAATGTTTGATAGACAGAATTACGAGAAAGATGCATCTCTAGCTTATTTCCCGATATCTGTCCCCATGCATTGTGACATTGTGAAACAATTTGCTACGTCGCAAGAACTTTCCTCTGTCAAGTCCGCACGTGCGACATTAGTCACGTTAAAAGATGTGCATGAAGATATCTGCTTCACTCCCCAAATCTTTAGTGACGTTGTAGCGCGAGATACCTTTTCCTACCACCATGACAATGTTGATGGGTCAACACGTATGTTTGCTCTCCGCGATTGCTGGGAGTATAGCTGCGATAGTGAACCCGGAGATTGTGGAAGTCCATTGATTCTCGCGTGTCCTATGGTACAGCGGAAAATCGTAGGCTTCCATGTTGCTGGTAAAGCAGGAAAGGGAGCCTCAACATCCCTAACTGGTGATGATTTGCTACGTGCTTTAAAACCATCTAGCAAGGACCCCAACTGGCGGTGGCATGCACATTGTGTGCAAGTCGCTCCGGAAGTCAATATGAACACCGAAGTAAAATTACCGCAAGGCGATTTTCTACCCATTGGTAAGCTCAATCGCAGCTACCGAGGTGGACCTAAAACTAAGTTACGCGAGTCACCTCTGCAAGGGGAACTTGCCTACAATGAAGGGGTCCCACAGACAGCACCTGCTGCTTTGCACCGAATTAAAATAGGTGAAGAGCTTGTAGACCCCTTAGAAAAGGGTTTGCGCAAGTGCGGTGTTCAACCCAAAGCTATTCCTATGAATCTCATAGAAGCAGCTTGCGAACATTATTCGTCAAGACTTTACGCTGGCATCGACTCTAATCACAAAAGAGTCTTAACCCATGAGGAGTCTATTTCGGGTATTGTTAATGATCCCTATGCTGAGCCAATCAATCGGCGATCCTCACCAGGATATCCTTGGATTGATTCTGCTCGAGGATCTTTAGGAAAGACAAAATGGCTTGGTGCTGATGATGTGTACATTTATGATAATCCTGAATTGTGTGCGGCTCTCACATTGCGAGAGAACAACGCGCGTGAAGGATTACGTACACCCACGTACTGGATAGATACACTCAAAGACGAGCGTCGAACTTTAGAAAAAGTAAAAGTAGGCAAGACTCGTGTTTTTGCTGCTGGCTGTATGGATTACATTATCCTCTTTAGAAAGTATTTTCTAGGCTTTAACGCCCATGTAATGAAAGAGAAAATAGATAATGAAATTGCAGTTGGCATCAATGTGTACTCTTCAGAGTGGTCACGGTTGGGCCGATATTTGAGTCGTCAAGGAACTGAAGTTATTGCAGGAGATTTCTCCAATTTTGACGGGACCTTAAATGCTCAGATATTGCATAAAATCTGTGACATCATTAATGCTTGGTATGACGATGGTGAAGAGAACGCATGCATCCGCAAAGTATTGTGGGAGGAGATAGTTTCATCTCATCACATATTTGAGGATAACGTGTATTCTTGGACCCACGCGCAACCATCTGGCAATCCCTGTACTGTCATTATCAATTCAATGTACAATTCCATATCTATGAGGATTGTATGGCAGATCTTGATGAGAGATACAGAGAATGCTGCACTGACAAATTTTTCGAAGTACGTGAATATGATTTCGTTTGGTGACGATAATGTTTTAAACATTAGCGGTGCTGTACTTGATCAGTTCAACCAGATCACTATTGCTGCTGGATATGACCAGATTGGTATGACATATACCGATGAGGGTAAAACTGGCGAACTAGTGAAATCACGTCGTCTTGCTGATGTGAAGTTCCTCAAACGAGGCTTCCGTTACGAGGATGGCGTGTATCTTGCCCCCCTGGAACTGGATGTAGTGATGGAAATGTGTCAATGGGTCAAAACGGACGCTAATACTGTAGATAATACTATTACGAACGTTGAGACAGCAATGCGCGAACTATCACTCCACCCTCGACCCGTATTCAATGAATGTAAGGCTGATTTACTTCAGGCTTGCAGGAGAGTGCTCCCCCGTCAACCCGAGACGTTGACCTATGATGATCATCGTCTTGAAGATTTTTCAGCTTACTATTAAAACTAAGGCATAGGGCATGTTAGTGACGGTTGTAACAATTAACATGCAGCAAATCCCGGACCTTAGTAGGTTGACAGGTTAACAATCTTCCTCAACTTAGTGGAGAGTTATTTAGCTCTATTAATAAGTGTTTGCCACTTTAAATATAGGATACTTATTCAACCCACCTAGTTATTGGATTGAGTTATCCAGTAACATTTGGTGTAAAATTATTAACTTACTGAAAATAAAATACCAATACCTTCGAACTCAATCGACAAATTGACCATGCTTAGCCTTAAGGATCTCGTAAAAGAGAAACGTCCGGCTGACAAACTTACTATTAATCGCTTGCGCGAATTTTGTAGATACTATGATGACCTCTTAATCACCCATGATCGTGATGAAGATTCTCATACTTATTTCAAAATTCGTTGCAATGACATCAACATTATGATTCGCTTAATTTGCGAAGATGGTTTTGTAACAGATTTAGGAATGATGGAATATCCTAATACGGATATCTTCCACCCATCTTTCACCTCTCAGGTGGGAGATGGCCTTGTTACAGGAGGAGGCTCTTCTAGCACTATGCAAGACCCCTCGAACACCATCGTTGAAGCGGACCCGAGTGCAACAGCAATGCCACAAGAAATTTTGACATTTGTTGATGACACAGCTACACAGAAAGCATCCTTGCCGGAATTTACATCTCCGCAGGCCGCTGTACTAGCTCCAGGGTCTGAGTTGCGTAACCACACTATTGAGGACATTTTACAACGTCCCGTGCGGATCTCGCAACAGTCATGGACAGTGTCTCAAGTACAAGGCACTGATCTGTACGATGTGGCTTTCCCGGAGGCCATCATCAACGCTTCAAACATCGTTAAAGACAAGTTGCAGAATTTTACATATCTGCGCGCAGACATATGCGTACGAGTTATAATAAACGCATCTACTTTTCAACAGGGAAAACTTCTGGCATACTTTGCACCCTTTTCGCGGGTTGTGGGGAATCGCGGAGCATTGAACGATCATTTGCCCGCGAAAACGGCTTTCCCACACGTTGTCTTAGATGCGGCAACGGGCAACTCTGGGGACCTCCGGATCCCGTTCGTCAATCCATACACTCACTACAACCTGACAACTCAACAAGGAGATATGGGGAATCTCAAGATTTCGGTCTTGAATCAACTCAAAACCTTGACAAATTGTACAGTCACAGTGTTCGCATGGTTTGAGAACATTGATCTGGGAGTACCAACGGCTCGAAAGAACTTAGCTACTCTTTCTGCGCGCAATGTTGCTGACACCGCAGTCACAACTAGTGACAAAGAGATGATCTACAATTTAATTAAGAGTGGAGTCATCCGTGTCAAGAAGAGTGCTGACACAACAGGCAAATTGGAGTTCCTTACACCATACAAATCCCAAGTTGCAGAAGACAGAGAGAAATCCTCCACAGGAATTATCTCCGAAACTCTGGAACACATTGGTGGTGCTGCAGGTGGAATGAAAAACCTACCAATTGTCGGTGATGTTTTCAAACCTGTTGAGTGGATTGCAAATTCAGCTTCCAAAGTATCTGCCTTGATGGGACTTTCTAAACCTACATCTGTAGAAACACAGAGTAAATTTCAGAATGTCCCCGGCTTTGGCTTTACAAATTCAGATGGATTAGATCAATCTGTGATGTTAGCCTGCAAGCCAGACAATCAAGTTCAGATGCGAGGAGACTTGTTTGGTTCCAAAGTTGACGAGATGGACATAAACTATGTCGCAGCTCACTCGTGTTGGTTTCAGACCTTCGAGTGGAAATCGTCAGTTGATCCTCTCGTTGCTCCTCTACTCAATGAAATTGCTGTGCATCCTGGCATTTGTCCGTTTGCTGATGACAATTACGAGTCGACGTTACTATCGTTCGTCTCGGCTCCGTTTCGGTACTGGCGCGGTGGTCTAACATACAAAGTACAAGCTGCCAAAACTTCATTCCATTCTGGTAGGATTCGAATTGCATTCGTTCCTTCAGGAGTGCTGTCACAAGGTTACAACCTTGACACTTGTTACTCTTGGATCATGGACCTTCGCACGTCAGATCAGATGGAGTTCACGATCCCATACATCTCCAATACCCAGTACAAAGAAGTTATTCTTGCTCCAGTCTCAGGTGTACCAACAACTGCTGGTACTACTGGTGTTCTGGTTACAGAAGTTCTTAACGCACTGCGAGCTCCCGATACAGTGGAACAAAGTATTGAGATAAATATGTGGATCTCTGGCGCTTCAGATTATCAACTGGCAATTCCCGATTTCAATCGTTACAAAATTGGAAATGGTACTGCCAAAGCATCTCCACAGCGTGATGAGTTTGCATCATCTCGTATTTTGGAGATTGATGAAATTCCGACTGAGGCACCTGAATTAGTACCTCCACCAAGGGAACGTCCACGTACTCGTCGTGGCGCTCCTGATCTCGATTACGACTTTAGCTCAGGATACGAATCCCAAGTACTAGGCGCTTTTCAAGATCAAGGATTCAATGACTTCTCAGATGCCGCGCAAATGTTCGGTATGAAATCAACTGATCAACTAACTCCCAAGACTCTTACAATAGGCGAGGATGTTCAAAACATCAGATCACTTATCAAGAGATTCGGTATGCGAGCTGAAGGATCCATTACCACAAGATATGCAAATTTCTATGTGAACAATGGTTTCTTTGGTGAGGCTGAAGATGAAGATGTTGTTGCATTAGATTATTTCTCTTGGATGTATCGGTTCTACCGTGGTGGACAAAGATACAAATTCTTTATTGAACCAGCTACGGTACCTACAGGTGCTGTATCTAAAGGCGAGACCCGTTCATACATTACACCGATACCCACTACAGACACACCTTATGTGTTTGTATCTGGTGTCTACAATGCGAATGGCGTACCGCAACCAGGTACTCTGCAAACCAATAATGCAGCTCCACCAACACGGTATTACCGCGGCACAAATTTCACAACTTGTCATTTCCCGCGACTCAATCCTATAGTGGAAGTCACCGTTCCTTACTACGCAAACACACCTATTTTACCAATTATTGCTAAAGATGGTGTAGCTCTGGCTGACATTAAGTACAATGCAGTGGGATTGGGTTATCAAGGACAAATTATACTAGACCATGAATGGGATGGTACTAATATTGTCCCGAAGCCCAACGCATTGGCTCGTGCTAATGTTAAGTACTCCACAGCAGCAGCTGACGATTTCTCGTTTGGCTGGCTGGTGGGTCCTCCAACACTCAAGGACAACACATAGACCTTATAATAAGGACAAACATCATAAATGTTTGTTTTTAAGACTTATTTTAGATTAGATTAGTCCCCTAATCAGTATAGTAATTCGCGTAGGGTCGTTTTTACCAACAAACATATTGGCTACGTTTGTTGGCTTTTCGACTCGGATTTGAAACAATCCGTT